AATGTTTTCCAAGGACCACCAACACCATTCGCTGCAGGTATTGGTTGTGTAGGGTCTAATGGTTTGATTGGGTTAGCATAACTTCCGTTTATATCTTTTGTTGATCCTATATTTTTAGGTGATCCACTACCACCTAGTGTAGTTGTAGTTGAACCAGGTATCCCTACTGTATTATTTGTGCTTTGTCTTAATGGTGCTAATGGATTTGCAGTATTCTTATCACCAGGATGTATGGCAGAGCTATTAGGTGCTACACCTGTAGGTATATCTTGATCTGTAAAAGCAAAATCTCTTGTTTTTTTAGTTGCATCTGATTTATTAACCCTCATCACACCTATTACTATAGGCATTTGTGCATGTTCTCCATCCATGAAGAAACCCATAACAATAGCACCAGGTTGGAGTTGACCAGAAGATTCTCCCTGTCCGTCATTACCTGCCTGTGATGTATGTTGTAATACTGTTGCCCAAGGTAAAGCAGTAGAAGGTAAATCTGCTACTGTTCCTCCTTGAAAGTTTGTATAGAATCCAAGAATACGAACCTTAACCCTACCAAGTTCCATAGGGTCTTCGTTGTCCTCAACTTCACCAACCCACCAGAAGAAACCGTCTTTACCAACAAAGTTTACTTCTCTTTCGTTAAATATACCATCAATGGTCGATGCCATTTATTTACACACTTTTTTATTATTTATTCCGATAATGGACTTCCTGTTCTCCATGCTGTCGCCATAGTCACCGAACGATTTGTTTTAATAAGAAGTTCTGTATAATACTCCATTTTTTCTGGATGTACTGACGATGGATTTTCTGATATAGCACTCTTAAGTGCAACAAAATCAATCCATTCTTCATCTGTGAGATCTTTACAATATCTTACGGCTGGTTGGCGATCGTTATGTGTGAAAAAATCTCCACTCATGTGTCTCCTTTGTTAACTGATACTATTTTATCATGAAACCCTAACATTTTACCAGTATCTTAAGGATCTCTTTCGATTTCCTTAATAATACCTCATGGGTGTGACAAGCACTTCTACCAATACTTTGAGATCTCTTGAGATCTGTTCATGTGTCTCTGCCATTCTACGATATCCACTACCAACGTACATTTGTCCTGCAAATACTGATACAGTAGCAAGTCCCCAGAACCAATAATAAAATTTACTTTTGACCTGTGCTCTTAATTTTTCTTTAATTTCCATAATGTTGAGGGATTAGGAGTAGGATCTGTCACTGGTGCTGTACAAGCATTAATGCCGAAGGAAATGAAACAGATTAGGAGAACCCCAAACGACATTTCCTTTATCGTCAAACCCTTGATCCTTTGAAGTAAGTTTGTCACCATACAAATGTATTTCTGAAACAATACGATTGCCTCGTTCACCAAGGCATTTCGTACTATCTAGTTTACCATGCCACGATTTGTCGTGAAACGTAAACATCATATCACATTCTTCATGTCTTGTCAAGTCAAGGCGATAATTCTGCATGATACCAGTCGTAGCAGACGTTTGTACCCATTTATGTCTTTTATGTCTATATGGATTATGTTCTTGCGATCTATAAAAGTTCTTTGAAACAAAAAAATCCCCCTCTTTTTCCCATATTATCTCACATTGAGAAAAACAATGGGGATTACTTTGTGCTTGCTGTCTATTATGCCAATGACCTAAAATAAAGTCATCAATCGTCATACACTAAACATTCTGGTTCATCAGGATGCATCTCACAAAATAGTTCGAGTGCATTTGGATCATGATGATCGTTTGGATGATGCTCTGCGTATACTTCAAGTTCATGAAGTTCTGCTTTTGCATGTCTGCGTGCTGCAGGTGATGACATTGGATTTTCGATTAGATCTTTGTCGTATTGGATGTGTTGTTCTATTGTTTTCATATTGTACCTCTTTGATACAGAACTATTTATCTTAAAATAGAGTCTTTCATCAACTCTATGTCAGTTCTTATTTTATCTTCAGTCATTGAATGTGTCAAGGTCTTTATCAGGTAACGCCCACTATACTTACGATCAACCTTTGTACTTCTTCCATATCCACCACCAGACTTAGCTATAGTAGGAATTATGATGTCTATACCAGACCCAACATATAGATCTAAATTACCAGGTATAGTAATTTTAAGATTGATATGATTGAGTGTTGCTTTCCGTATATACCTATATGCTTGTAGTTCTGCAAGTTGTTCATATGATGCTTGAGGATTATTCTGAAACTTAGGATCAAATGATTGATTAGGTAAACCACAGTATCTAATCCTCTTAGGTTGATACATGTGACTTCTCATACTTTTATCTACATGAGTCAATGGATTCACAGACTTACCTGCGTTTAAGTGAGCCATTCTTGGCCAAATATCTTCAAGATTATAACTATATGCTGTACTTGACATATCTTTACTCAATCCCATCTTAGATGATGTAATTGATACAGGATCAAACCCAACACTGTATCCAGAATATATTCCATGTCTCAAATTTGCCATAGTTGTTGCCTCATCAGGGAATACAACTGAGTCAATTAAGAATTGGTTATCAATAGGACTCTCTGTATTTTTTACATCATGAATATACTGATACATCTTTACTTGTCCTGTAGTAGGATTAGTGACAGGATTCTCTCTTTGTTTCTCTATGTCTTCAATCATCTTATCATATGATTTTGCATGAAATCCTAGAGAGTTTTCAAAAAATACAAAACCATTTTGTAAACTACCACCTTTTTGTGATTTACGAATAGTTCTTAACAAAACCCAAGGTATAACATCAAATGGTCTCCAGTTTGGTGCGATGAATGAATGTTCATTCAAAGTTTCTTCTGTAAAAAGTTTTTTACTAGATCCCAGATATCTCTTATCTTTTACTAATGTTTCTATGATATTCTCTGCTTTTGCTTCATTTTTAAATATAACTTCTGAATTACCAAATACATTTAAGGATTCATTCTTAATAAATTCATCACTATAACATCTGATAAAATAAACTTCATTACTCTGTCCTGCTCTGATGCGATCATACACACCATATGATCTAAAATAATATGTTCTATCAACAGGAAAACTTTGTATCTCTAACTTAAATACTTCAGTTCCTGTTAGTGAACCCATCAAACCTGCAGCATCTTCAAATATAAACTCACATTCCATTGTGTGTAGATCTAGAGATTCATATATCTCCCAACCTCTACAAAAGGTTATCAGGTTAAAAGCACCCTCTTTATTCTCCATCCTTTTATCATCTCTGTACATACTAAGACGATACTGTGCCTCACCAGGTCTGGCTATTTGTATTGAACTTTTTCTTTGTGTAGGTGATTTTGGCATAATTTAAGCGACCGCAGATTGATTTTGGTTTTGTTGTCTTTGTTTCATTTGTTGTTGTACTTTTGCTGCCATGCTTTTAGCATTTTTCTGCATCTGTAAAACTTTTTGATTTTCTGATTGTACTAATGCTTGGACTGAACTGTTATGTGCTTGGACTGTTGCTAATGCTGTTTGAATGGTTTGTTGAATCTTATCATTCATAGCACTGGTAGCATGCTGTCTTTCCTTTGCTGCCTTGTTGTTGTAATAATCTCTTGCTTTATCCTGAGCAGTAGTATTCTCACTACCACCACCTGCTTGAGATACAGAAGATTGAGTCTTAGGTGCTTTGGATATTAAACTTTCACCATCTTTTTTGCTAGTTGAAAATGCTGTACCTCTGTTTCTGGAGAGATTTTGATTATTTTGTTTATTTGTGATCTCACTATCAGTGACACCCATGTTTTTCTTGGCATAGAAATCTGTAGCAGATTTACCATCATCTTTAGTGAATAAACTATTACCAACCTTAAAGTTAGTTGAGAAAGAGAATTTATCATCATTATTAAATGAAGGAGTTTTTGAAAACAGATCACCATCAATTAAATTAAGATAATTAGTTGCCTGTTCCTCGTTTGCACCTTTCTTATATAAGAAGTTAGTTAATCCCTCATTATCCTGTGCTAATGCAAAAGCATCTAAACCTTTTTTCTGATCACTGGTTTTCATAAAAGCATCACTAATCTTATTATTCTCTCCTTTTTTAAGTAAATCCATGAAGAAATTACCACCAAAGTCAGATTTTTTAGCCCCTGCATCCATAGCAGTCGCTTGATTAAATACCTTTCTAATGTTTAATGCAGCATCACCTACAGATCCATCACCACCTTCTAGTGCATTCTTCATTATAGTCCTTTGACTATTTGCTACTGCCTGTTGTGAACCTACACCTGTCATAGATTCTTCTGTTTTTGGAGCAACTCCAACACCAATAGAATCTGGATATCCATACTTAGAAGGTCCTTTCTTTTCTTTCTGACCTGCAAACCACATACCCCATTTATCATATATGATTTGTACAACTTTAAATGTATCAATCTGACCTCTCAAGAAGTCAGCAAGGTTTCTTAACCTAGCACCAAAATCACCTGGTCTATAGTCTGCAATGTTTAATCCCAATCCTTTAGAGTGGAAAGGTCCTCCACCTACAGGTTGTCTTCCACCAGGATCATATCCTTTTTCGTTTGCTTTATTTTCTTTGTTAAATTTATTATTTTTAAAATTAGGATGACCATATACTGTCATTCCTCTACTCAACATTTGTCTACCAAGAATCTTAGCAGCTTGTATACCTCCTTCTGGATCGGTGACACCCATTCCACCAGAGTAACCAGGATGATTAGCAGCATCTGCGATACGACCTGTACCTGCCTGTGCTCCCATACCACTTATTAAATCTCCAATACCACCTGCAGTTCCATTGAAGTATGAGTTCATGAAACTACCAATGGCAGATCCTGTCTTTCCACCGATTAGATCTGCTATTGTACCACCGAAGTTTCCTGCAATATCTCTAAATTTAGATGCCCAGTTTCCGTCTCCTTTTAATATATCACCTATCCCCATTGCAGTATTGATCCAACCACCTGCCTTAGATCCACCTAAGAAATTACCTGCAACACCACCAATACCTTTTATAATATCCCAACCAGTTGCCTTTCCATCTTTTCCACTACCACCACCTTGGAATATACCCATGATATTACCAATCGAGGCACCAGCTTGCTCATTACCAAACATCCTACCTATCATGGCAGCACCACTGGTCTGACCATCACCCTTAGTCAAGAAGTTTCCGATCTGACCCCATAAACCAGGTTTCTTAGTTGGTGAGTTAGTTTGTCCTCCTACTGGTTTACCATCCCATGCACTTGGCCATCCACTACCATGTGTACCAGTTCCAAATCCACCATCTCTACCTGTTCCAAAGTTTGCTTGAGTACCCATCCTTTGAGCACCACCCCAAGTTCTACCTTTTAATAGATTACCTGCACCTTTAAATAAACCACCTATGAACAACTCAGGTGCCATGCCCATACCTGCAGCTGCTACTTCATTGTAAGCTGTTAGATATGGATTTGCTCTTGTCGCAGCGTTATTAATAGGTATTACATATCCACCACCCTTCTTATCACTTACAACTTTTTCAGTACCATGACCAATAAATGATGTAGTTTTACCTCCGTCCAATGAAACTGGATATCCAGTCTCAGGACCTCTAATCATACCACCATTTTTACCTATAGTTCTTCCAGTTGTATATTGTTTACCAACAGGTCCTCCTTCTCTTCTTTCTGGTAATTCTTCTTCCTCTCCTCCTTCTTCTGCCTCAGCATCACCACCCATAAACAAAGAACCTGCAGTGACCAGACCACCAACTACTAATGCACCTTTACCAAATCCAGGTGCTCTGCGTAAGAATTTTGAACCCGCTAATCCTTTTTTATATTTGAGTGCTTTTAAGCCTTTCTTTGCTCTTAGTGCATTTCTAAAATTAAACAGTGCAACATTAAAACCTTTGAAAATTGCACCAATTTCTTTAATAGTTTTACCTATTCTAAGAGGATTTAACCATTTGAGTCCTATAATTAAGGCACCAAATGCCAATATACCCTTAGCAAAGAAAATTATTCTTTGCCAAGTACTCATACCATCGCCTCGCATTGCTTTTGCAAGACTGTTAATACCTGCTACAAATGTACTCTTTATAAATGCACTAATACCCTTGAATACTGCCCACAATGCCATCAAGGTAAGTTTAATTTTATCTCTATTTCTTGGATCTGCAAACCATTTCAATATAGGTATTCCTACAAACATTTTGAACAGAGCACCAAGCATCTGCAACAAACCTTTTAGGAAATTGGGTGCTTTGAAAGCCTCCATCATGCGTGTTGCAAAATTTGCTTTTATTTTTTTAGGTGTTGTATAATCTGGTTTAAATTCTCTTGCTTTCTTTGCTAATGCTCTTGCACGTGCTAATTCTATCTCTTCTATCTTAATTAAACTTGCTGCTATACCATTAACAACTCCACCAAGTTGATTTATTGCTTCTACTTGTTTTTCTTGTACAGCAACAGTCGCCTTCTCTTTTGGTTCCGCATCACTAGCTGCAGCGATCCCTGTTGTAGAGACAAACTTGTAAAGATTAATTTTAGTTTTAGAGACGTTCATACTTAGTATTTATTGTCCTCCAATAGGAACTGCCTTATGAATAGGAGTTAACTTTTCAATAATTACAGGCATAGGAATAAACTCTAACTGAGATTGCATTGCATATGCTTTTGATTGTTCAGATTGACTACTATTCAGTAAATTAGTACGTGCGTTTTTACCCCTTGATGTGAATATACCAAGTGCTTCAGGTTTAACTCCTAATTCAGGTGCCATACCTCTAAGACCTTCCATGACAGCGTTAGGTCCACCACCTGTTATAAGACCTTGTGCAATATTAAATATACTACCAAATCCCATTTGATTTGCTATATCACCAAACAAACTCATTGGAGAGAATCCTGCACCTTCTACACCTGTCACTCCAAATGCTCCTAATATACCACCTAAACCAGGTATTCCACTAATTATGCCTCCTAATGCAGGGAATTTATTCATAAATCCACCAATACCACCTAAGAAATCTTGGAAACCTTGAGGTAAGAAACTGGTAAGACTACCTAAAGCACCAGATATACCACCAGTCATAAATCCACCTATAGCTTGTCCAAGGGGATTACCTGACATGAACTTACCAAAGGCAGACTCAGCACCAAAGGTGCCTGGGAAGAATCCACCCAATGCACCCAGACCACCAGTAATACCTCCCATAATATCACCAGACGCAAATGCAGATACAGCATTTGCTGCTTGCATAAATGGCATAATTGGTGCTAATGCAGGGATAAATGGTGCTGCCACACTTAAGATGGGCATAGCAACTGATGCTACTTTACTTACAACTTTACCAACAGTATTAACAACACCACTTACAACACTAGTCACAGCTTTAAATGCTTTCTTAACAAATCCAAAAAGGAACTGAGGTATATGTCCACCCTGCTCAAATCCAAATTTCCACCAAGGTTTTTTATTTTGCTTTGAGGAATGACCAGTAGAATGTCTACTTACTACATCAGTAGATTTGGAACCTATACCAAAAGATCCATCCTTAACTGTATTACCATATCTTTGAATATCAGACTCTATACCTTTATACTTGTTGTCGGGTATAAAAGGCATTGTCTCATAGAACTGTCCTTTATCTTTTACAGTTTCTAATGGATTATGCTTCTTACCAAATTTTCTCTCATATGGACTTTTCTTTTTCTTCGTGATACTAAAAGAACCTTCTGGCATTGTATCACCATATCTTTCATTATCAGTTTCTACACCTTT